GACGGCAAGCGCGAAGACGGCGATCTCGCCGAGCGGCAGGTCCATTCCGGCCATGAAAGGGTCCCTCGATGCGACTGACGCTGCGTAGACGCCCCGGCGCCGGAAGTAAATCGGGTCAGGCCGCCTCTGCCCGTTCGCCCAGCCGCACATGGGCGAGCGCATCGCGCAGCACCTGCGGGTCCGCACCCGGCTTCACCGCCTCGGTCGAGAGCGCCTGCCGCCAGCGCCGCGCGCCCGCAAGGCCATGGAACAGCCCGGTCATGTGGCGGGTGACATGGGCGAGCCTGCCGCCCGCCGCGATGTGGCCGGCGGCGTAGTCCATCATCTCCTGGATGACGCCCTGCCAGTCGGGCGCGCGTCCCGGCTCGCCGTAGATGCGGGCGTCGACGTCGGCGAGCAGGCCGGGCTCGTGATAGGCCGCCCGCCCGAGCATGACGCCGTCGACGCCTTCGGCCAGATGCGCCTCGGCCTCGTCGAGCGTGCGCACGCCGCCATTGATGCCGACGAAGCGCTCCGGCAGGCGGCGCTTGAGGCGATAGACGCGGCCGTAGTCGAGCGGCGGAATATCGCGGTTCTCCTTGGGCGACAGCCCCTCGAGCCACGCCTTGCGCGCATGGACCCACAGCGCATCCGCGCCGGCAGCGAACACCGCATCGGCGATGCGGTCGAGCGCTTCCTCCGGGTCCTGCTCGTCGACGCCGATGCGGCACTTCACCGTCACCGGCACCGACACTGCCGCCTTCATCGCCGCCACGCAGTCGGCGACGAGGTCGGGCGTCTTCATCAGGCAGGCGCCGAACGTGCCGGACTGGACGCGGTCCGAGGGGCAGCCGACATTAAGGTTGATCTCGTCATAGCCGAACCCTTCGCCGATCCGCGCCGCCTCCGCGAGCTTCGCCGGATCGGACCCGCCGAGCTGCAGAGCGACCGGGTGCTCGTCCGGATGAAACCCGAGCAGCCGCACGCGATCCCCATGGATCGCCGCATCCGCCACCACCATCTCGGTATAAAGCAACGCCCGCCGCGTCAGCCGCCGATGAAAGAACCGGCAATGCCGGTCCGTCCAGTCCATCATCGGGGCGACGGCGAACACGGGAGCCTTGTAAACAAAGGGTTTTTCCATATTTTCAACGGCTTGGCTCAATTCGTTGACTGCCTGTTTTATCTCGTTTTAGCCCGTTTTTGACTATTTGTCGTACTGTGGTACAACAATGTCGTACCGAAACGAGGAATGTTGTACCATGGGAACCATCCTGGCGCGCAAGCGAAAAGACGGCAGCACGGGATATACAGCGCAGGTACTAAAGAAGCAAAAGGGCAAGATTGTTCATCGTGAGGCCAAGACGTTCGACCGAAGGGCAGCGGCGGCGGCATGGATAAAGAAGCGAGAAACTGAGCTTGCCGAGCCGGGGGCGCTGGAAAGAGCTAAGGCACCAGACGCCACCCTTGCCGATGCTATCGACCGTTACATTCTGGAATCCAGAAAGGCGATAGGCCGGACGAAAGCGCAGGTTCTGCGCTCTATCAAGGGCTATGACATCGCTGACATGGATTGCGCTGCCATCCGGTCTGACGACATCGTGTCATTCGCGCAGGAGCTTCTGGCAGGCAACAGACAACCGCAGACGGTCGGCAACTACCTTTCGCACCTTGCGGCCATCTTCCGTATCGCGCGCCCTGCATGGGGCTACAGGCTCGACCAACAAGCCATGCGGGATGCGCATACAGTCCTTCGCGACCTTGGCACCACGTCCAAAAGCAAACAGCGGGACCGCCGCCCAACCCTAGACGAGCTTGATTTGCTTATGCAGCATTTCACAGACCGGCAGGCGCGCGTGCCGCATTCCGCACCGATGCACAGCCTTATTGCATTCGCCATCTTTTCCACACGCCGCATGGAGGAAATCACGCGCATCGCATGGGCGGACCTAGACGCTGACCAGAACCGCATTCTTGTTCGGGACATGAAGCACCCCGGCCAGAAAATCGGCAATGACGTCATGGTCGAGCTTACGGCGGAGGCATTGCGCATCATCAACGCCGCACCGAAAACAGACGACCGGATATTCCCTTATTCGACGGATGCAATCGGGGCGGCATTTACGCGAGCTTGCAAGGTGCTGGGGATAGAAAATCTGCACTTTCATGACCTGCGTCACGAAGGCGTTTCCCGTCTTTTCGAGATGGGAAAGACCATCCCGCAAGCTGCGTCCGTGTCCGGCCATCGGTCATGGGCAAGTTTGCAACGCTACACCCACCTTCGCCAGTCCGGTGACAAATACGCCGGCTGGAAATGGCTGGATGCTGTAGCCCCACCCAACTAGCTATCGCCGCCCAGAGCGGCAATCAAAGGACATTACGATGCATATCAAAAACGTTCGGCCCTGCACGGGGCCGGCGAGCGCCAACGGATTCCTGAACATCGGGCGCTTCAACCTCGAAATCACCCCGGAAGTCACGTTGTACGACATGACACTTGTCCGGGCGCCACACGGCAAGCTGCTCGTCTATGGACCGCAAACCGCCTACGGCGCGCCGTCGTGGTCGATGGCGCCCCGAATGCGCAACGAAATCATTCGCAATGCAAAGATGCTTTTTGAAGAAGAAATCAACAATGCCGAACATCGCCAATAATCCAATCATCGAAACGCTGCGAGCCAATGACGCACAGATGGCGGCTTCCCGCGACCTGACCGGCAAGAACCGCATGGCTGCCGAACGCTGGCAGAAACGGTTCGGCGGGACCGTCACGCGAGACAGCGAAGGCGACTACTACGTAGTCAACTATACGTCGAAATCCGGCTCAACGCTGTCCTGCCGGTTCGAGGATGGCGCGCCGAAAATGCCTGCACCAGAACCCGCCGACACTGACCCCACGCAAGAACGCCTGACCAGTTTCAACGCCGCAGACCTTATGGGAATGGAGTTCCCGCCGGTTCGCTACATCGTGCCGGGCTACATCGCGGAAGGATGCACCATCCTTGCCGGCGCATCCAAGCTGGGCAAGTCTTGGCTGGTCCTGCAAGCCGCAGTAGCTGTGGCGAACGGCTCGACATGCCTTGGCGGCCAATGCGACCAAGGCGACGTTCTGTATCTTGCACTGGAAGACAACCCGCGTCGCCTGAAGGACCGCCTGCGCAAGCAGCATCCCGCAATGGGTCTGACCGGGCAACAGATGCCAGCATGTCTGCAATTTGAGACGGAATGGCCGCGTGCCGACCAAGGCGGGCTGCAGAAGATTGCAGACTGGCTGGCCGAGCACCCAAACGCCAAGCTCGTCATCATTGACGTGTTGAAGATGTTTCGGGCCAACCGGAAGGGGAACAAGAACCCCTATGACCTCGATTACGAAGACATCAATCCGCTGTCGAAAATCGCAGCCGAATTCAACGTTGCCATTGTCATCGTGCACCACACGAACAAGGGCGCGCTGTCGTCCGACCCGTTCGACCGCGTGAACGGTACGGGCGGCATTTCTGGCGCGGCTGATACGACGCTTATCATGGCGCGTAACGACCAAGGTCTAATCGAGCTTTATGGTCGCGGGCGCGAGATCGAAGAAATCGAGACGGCCGTGTCATTCGACAAGATGACATGCACCTGGTCCGTGAAGGGCAACGCTAGTGAGGTGAGTATGTCCGACACGGCCGCGGCGATCATGCGCGTGCTGTCCGACGCTAGCGAGCCGATGGGGCCAACAGATATTGCGGCAGCGTGCGGACACAAGGCCGTGGTGGTTCGGCAGCACCTGCCGAGATTGGCGAAGGACGGGAAGATCGAGAAGACCGGGCGCGGCAAGTGGACGATGGCCGGGAAAGTAACGGCCCCTAATACCCCCATTACTTTCGTTACAACCGTTACTTCCGACACGCCGCCCACCCATGCCGACAACGACAACGATCGGGGCACATCATGACCGGCCGTGAGCGCGAAGTTCACCAGGAGCTTTCGAAGGGCCGGGAAGTGCGCGGCGTGATGATCCCGACCAGCGTGATCTTCGGCGAACAGCGCGCAATGACCACGGGCGGCTCCGCCGGCAATACCGTCGCAACGAACCTGGGCGGCATGATCGATCGCCTTCGTCCGACTATGGCGATTCAGCAGCTCGGCGCCACGATCATCTCCGGACTCACCGGGAACCTTGACCTGCCCAAGCTGACGGCCGGCCCTACGGCCTATTGGGTAGCCGAGGACGGCGCCACCACGCCTTCGGATTCGACGTTCGACAAGGTTTCGCTGTCGCCTAAGACGGTTTCCGGCGAAATGTATATGTCGCGCCGTCTGGTGCTTCAGAACAGTGTCGCGATTGAGAACGTCCTTCGGAACGATCTGGCATTCGTTCTTGCGCAGGCGCTCGACTCCGCGGCGATTCAGGGCGGCGGCGCTAATGAGCCCGAGGGCATCATCGAAGCGATCTCAGAGCACGGTACGTCAGAGTCCGAGCTTTCGGACATCGCGGCCGACCTGATCGGCGCGCTCGCGCTGAAGGAGCGGAACCTCGACGACATGGTCGCAATCATTGCCGAGG